ACTGTGGTGTTAATATACGCTGTACTAATCTGCTATATCATAGCGGGTATAATTCGACATTGGTAAATTATGAATCAAAAAGAAAATGAAATTATGGACATCCTCCAAGAGGAATGTGCAGAAGTTATACAGGCTGTGAGTAAAGTTAGACGCTTCGGTATCGACAATTGCAAGCCTGGAAAATCCCTAACTAATCGAGAACACTTAGAAGAAGAACTAGGTGACTTGTTGGCCATGGTTGATATTATGCTAGATCAAGACATTGTAGCTTGGGGAAATCTTGAAGTGGCAAAAAAGGCAAAAATTAAAAAACTTCGTAAGTGGTCAAATATTTTTGAAAAGGTACAATAATGTTCGGAACTAGTGAGATCACAGTACAATGAACAGACTGTTTACATTTGGTTGTAGCTTTACCAACTATCGCTGGAGTACCTGGGCAGATTGTTTAGCTCCTGAGTTTGATTATTTTGAAAATTGGGGACAAGGGGGTGCTGGTAATCATTACATATTCAACTCAGTCATGGAAGCTGATCAAAGACATAATTTTAGTGATGGTGATACTGTTGTGGTGTGTTGGACTAACGTACTAAGAGAAGACAGATATACTACTTGCTGGCAAACACACGGTAATGCAGCCACGAATAATTACTACAATGACTCGTATTGTCAAAAGTATATCACTGAGCGCGGTTGCCTAATTCGTGATTTAGCATTAATCAAAGGAGTTATTCAATTCTTAAAAAGCATACCTGGAATAAAATTTAAATTATTGAGTATGTGTCCGTTGCTTTATCCTGATCAATATAAACGTACAGAAACAGAATATCACGATATCAAAACTCTTTACTCAAATGTCTTAAAAGAAATTTCCCTTAGTTTTTACGAAACAGTACTCAGAAAAGACTGGGAATTAAAATGGGAAACTAATCGAATGGACCTTCATCCCACTCCTGCAGAGCATTTGGCCTATCTGGATACAGTGTTGCCAGGTTGGGTGACAAAAACAGAAACTCGTGCTAAAATACAAGAAGAAAGTATTAACTTACGCAATAACACTAACCCTGCTAAATCTGGTCTAAGTAAAGTAACAAGATTATAACATGAAACTTAAAATCAGCAAACTATTTTATTCTGCACGAACTGCAAAAGAAGATAAACTTCGTAAGTGGTCAAATATTTTTGAAAAGGTACAATAATGTTCGGAACCAATGAAATCATCGGCAAGAAGTATTTCAAGGATGCTCCCGCAGACAGTCTATATGTGACCAGTATGTTCTTTACACTGCAAGGTGAAGGCCCTTACGCAGGCTTGCCTGCACTGTTTATACGATTGGCCAAGTGCAATTTGGATTGTAGTTTCTGCGACACATTCTTTGATGACGGCGACTGGATGACCTTTGACCAAATTGAATCCAAGATGTATGCAGCCATCAATGACTATTGGAACAATCAAGGTAAGACCTCACCAACTTGGGCAGTTAACGGAATGAACGACTATCCAGGAGTAGTGTTGGTAATGACTGGTGGCGAACCTCTGCTACAAGACAACATCAGTGCTTTCATGTCGAGACAACTACAGCATTTTAAAGCAGTTCAAGTTGAAAGCAATGGCATTCCTGTCACTGATGTACCCCAGGGAGTGACACTGGTATGCAGTCCAAAATGCATGGAGAAAGAAGGTCGTGCAGTCAAGTATTTTGCGCCAAGCAAAACTATTTTGGATCGCGCAGACTGTTTGAAATTTGTGATGAGCTCAGATCCCGACAGTCCCTACAACAATGTGCCTGAATGGGCACATGATTGGAAGCGCAATAATCCAACCAAGGAAGTGTATTGCAGCCCCATGAATGTGTACAACAGTTTTCCGCAAAAGATCAAACTATTGCGAGCAGAAAAAGGTACTATTACCATGGCAGAACGCAGCACTGTAGACGAGATAATTTCTTTTTGGGAACCAGGATTACTGGATCTAGCCGCTAATCAATCCAATCATGAATACACTGGGCGTTACTGTATCGAACACGGTTTCAAATTGAACTTACAGATGCACTTATACGCAAGTTTGGCATAATGGGAATACTGAATTCTAGTGTCACCACTGACACTACATCTATCATCGTGAGCCATGGCTACTACTGGCATAATCGCGTCGCCAACTGGCAGCTTAAATTTGCTTGGTTGCCACATCGTTGCAGTCTCAGTGATCAATTTATATGGTTAAAGTTTGCATATCGTGGGCGTAAAATCATCTCTGGTCCTGGAGAGCCAGTGATCGAAGATTATTGGCACACTACCACAGAACATCTGATCTGGTTACTTAAACGATAATTATGTATATAAGGAATATTCAAAATGTTTAATTTTTTCAAAAAGAAAAATGCAGATGATTCTGCAGCCAAACCCAAAAAAGAAAAAGTAGTGGTCAAGACTGAAAAAGAACTGGCCACTGAACGAAACGAGCCGTGGGTTCATATTGTCAGCGTAGAACTGGATCCGCAAAATATCGGCAACGGCGCATTTGAACTAGACTGGAATGATAAGTTTGTTACCAATTTAGTTCGGGCAGGGTACAAAGGCAAAGACGATGCACAGATGGTAGATCAATGGTTTCAAGATGTGTGTCGCAATGTGGTTATGGAAACATTCGAGCAACAAGAAGCTAATAACCCTAGATCTGTTGGCGCAGTTCAACGCAAAAATATAGGCGGGGGCCGCAGCGAAGTATCGTGAACTTATATGTAAACGGTGACAGTCACAGTGCTGGCCACGATGCAGGCGGACCAGCCCACAGCTACGGTAAACATATTGCAGATTGGTTGGGTGCAAACTTTATTTGTGACGCAGTTGCAGGTTGCAGCAATGATTCTATTATCTCAAGAACTCTGACGCAACTAGAAAATAACACACCCGACTATATTATCATTGGATGGAGTACTTGGGAACGCGAAACTTGGCGTCATGGTGATATCAGTTATAACATCACTGCCAGCGGCGCCGACACTGTACACCCAGAGCTAAGAGCTCAGTACAAGCAATGGGTCGTTGATAGTGCGACCCCAGAATTTCAGCATCGTAAAGAAGAAGAAAATCATACTAAAATTTGGCAGTTTCATCAATTATTAAAAAATAAAAATATTCCCCATTTATTTTTTAATTGTTATTCGCATTTTCATTATGTGACTACTCACAATAAACCCAGATACGATTGGGGCGACTATTATGTTGATCCGTATGATCGATGGAGTACTTATTATTTTTGGCTGGAACGCAAAGGTTATACTCCCGCCAATCCCGAATTTTATCATTATGGCGCAGATGCACATATTGCATGGGCTGAATTTTTATTGCCTTATATTAAAAAATTATGATACTTTATATCAACGGTGATGGTCATAGCGCCGCGGCCATGGCATCAACCAATTTTGTCACAGCAGAAGACGATGTTGATTTATGGTACATGGGGCGGGCACCACATCCTGTAAATTTACGAAGATCTTATGGCGCATATATAGCCAGCGTATTAAAAGCCAGACTACTGGTAGAAGCTGATGCCAATAATACCAATCAAGCAGTAATTGATCAAACTAAAAAATTTATAGAAAACAATCCGGTCAATGAACAAATTTTGGTTATAGTTGGCATGCCAGTGTACGATAAACTACAATTTGACGAGTTTGGTGCATATTTCAAACAACGGGATATCAAACATATCCTATATCCTGTCAGTGATTATATAGAGTGGCTGATCAAAAGACAGCATGTACCAAATGAATTTGGTTATTTTGATGAACTTGCACACAAAGACTGGGCAGGTAATTTAATTAAACCGTTGACACGAATCATATAATATGCTATTATTACCATATGAGATACTTACTAGTTGACACTGCCAATACATTCTTTCGTGCTCGTCATGCAGCACACCGTCAATCCGACACTTGGGATAAGTTAGGGTTTGCTATTCATGTTACATTAGGTAGTGTGAACAAAGCATGGCGAGACCAAAAAGCAGACCATGTGGTATTCTGTTTAGAAGGCCGCAGCTGGCGCAAGGATCACTACAAGCCCTACAAGGCCAATCGTGCAGTGGCCCGTGCAGCCCATACCGAAGCAGAAGCAGAGGAAGACAAATTGTTTTGGGAAACATTTGATGATCTCAAAACATATCTTACTGACAGCACCAATTGTACTGTTATCCAACATCCACAATTAGAAGCAGATGATTTGATTGCAGGTTGGATACAAAGACATCCCACCGACGAACATATTATTGTCAGCAGTGACACTGATTTCTACCAACTGTTGGCGGCAAATGTCAAACAGTATAATGGTATCAGTGACGAACTACATACACTGGATGGTATTTTCGATAAGAAGGGTAAACCTGTTATTGATAAGAAAACCAAGCTGCCCAAGAAGATTCCCAATCCCGATTGGATCTTATTTGAAAAATGTATGCGCGGCGACCCGACCGATAACATATTCAGTGCCTATCCCGGG